AAGATCGGAACCAAGTTCAACTTCTGATTAAATCTGTAAGTCAAAATGGGGATGCTTGACGCATCCCTTTTTTTGTCTTATAATATGTGAAGATTTACAACAATCATAAATGACTGTAACAACAGAAGATGGTGGGCGCACTAATATGTACGCTACCGAACCCCAAATGTACATTGACCCTGAGGTAAAAAAACAAATGGATAACAACGTATACGAAACTCATAACGAGAAAGCAGAACGCATGAATGGACGGTTTGCAATGATGGGCATTATTGCTGCTCTTGGTGCTTATGCTGTTACTGGGCAGATCATTCCCGGAATTTGGTGATACATTGACAATCAGTTGATAATCAAATATAATACAGGTGGGGAGTCTATGTTAGTCTCCCCATTTTTGCTAAATATGCAAAGTGCCGTTGGAAGTGCGATTTCGTGACGGATGTAGAATTCTATTAATTTAATGCTTAAAAAGATTTTACCTATTTTTCTTGCAACTTCTGTTCCTGCTGCTTGTGCATATCCTTCTTTAGATCAGGTTCTTAGTGAACTCAAACCACCAAAACAAGTTGATATATCTGTAAATAAAGAGAAGGCAGTTCCTATTGAAGTTGTAGAAAAAACTTGGAAGTGTCCTGACTGCTCACCTGCAGAGCAGTATGTTTTGGAACAAATCCAAGAAAAAACAAAAATTTCAGATCGTAATGCACTTGCAACAATTCTTGGAAACATTAAATCGGAAAGTAATTTCCATGCCAATATTTGTGAGGGAGGTGCTAGAGTTCCTTACAATAGTTGCCATCGCGGTGGTTACGGACTCATTCAGTGGACCTCTACGGGTCGTTATTTGGGGTTAGGTTCTTTTGCTAAGAAGTACGGATGCGATCCTTCTGAACTCAAGTGTCAGACACGTTATATGATTAATGAACCAATCTTCCAAAAGTATCTTCCTGAGTTTGAGGGAACAGGGCGTCCAGTGAGACAATATATGGTTGCTGCTTATTATTGGTTAGGTTGGGGAATTAAAGGCAAACGTGAAGTTTATGCTTATAATTATACTAAGAGACTTATTTACGCATGAATGACGACTGGAGATACAATGAAGATAGAATGAAAGTGCGAGAACAAGCACTTAAAATTCTTCTTTCTAAATTTGGTGGACAAATGAGTGGAGTATTACCTAAATATTCTAGTCAATCCATTTTTGAGTGTGCTCATGATTGGGTATCCCAAGGGCACCAAACTCATTTTGGAATTGTGAAATATTACGAGGCTTACTATGCAAAAGGTAATTAATGTAATCGCACTTCTTTCTGGAATTGTTTCTCTTAGTGTCTTGGGTGGTGGAATTTATCTGTATAAAAATGCAGATGTAATGATTGAAAGTGCTAGAGAAAATATCGTAAAAGAAATCGCAGAGGCACTTCCTAGTATTGTTGAAGGACTGATGCCCGATGTTCCAGAAATGCCAACTGAAACTGGTAATGCAATCCCATCAATGACTGGTCCTGCAGTCCCTGGACTATGAAAAAATTTATTATGAGTTTGCTGGCAGCAACATCTTTATCTGCACCAGTATTCGCAGAACCCAATATTAAGGGTTATCACACAATGGATTCTCTTGGTTGTATGTTGTTGAGAGAATGTACCGACAATGTTAGAGAAATTAAAAGTATTAAAGATATTGAGGACGCATGGAAGGGAATTGATTATTCTCTTGTTGCTGATGAGTTTAATAGTATGGTGTCCTCTCTTAATAAAGTCGGAGTTAAAGTCTTTTTAGGAAATCATCTCTATTTCCCAATCAATCATCGTGGTGTTTATCATACAGTAAGTAATAACTTCTTTCTGAATGAAATCTATATGAATGAACCAAATGTGATGATGAGAGTGATGCGACATGAAGGATTTCATGCCGCACAAGACTGTATGGCAGGAAGTATTAAAAATAGTTTGATTGCGATTATTTTCCCCGAAGAAGATGTACCTAAAGTATGGCGTGAGATTGTAGAAGCAACCTATCCTAAATCTGCTGTACCCTGGGAAGCAGAAGCAAAGTGGGCAGGTATGACTGAGGGAATGACTGCCAAAGCACTGAAAGCTTGTGAGACTGGAAAGATGTGGGAAATTTATAAACCCACACCAATGACGGAAGAGTGGTTGCGTAAAGAGGGATATATGAAATGAAAAATCCCATTAACAAGTGGTTATTTAAACATCGCAAAAGAATCCAACTTACTGTTCTTTTGATGCAGTTTATAATCGTATCTGCAACTTTTATTAGGTTATCGGATGATGACAAAAAGTTTTTTGCTTGTCGTCCTGATTTAAATAATATGGTGTTACTTTGCCAAGAACAATGAAACGGACAGATAATCCTTTTTGGTTACTTGCATCAATCTTTCTTGGACTTCTTGTTGTGATTGAAGCAACACATATTATTTTTCATATTCAAGGAAAAGACGACTCTACATTTGTAAAAAATAAATAGAAGAGCCTTACTCCTATACCAATGCTCGGCACTAAACCCAAAGCAAAGGTAGAAGAGAAAGACGACCACCATGAAGATAAAGGTGAAGTTCTTGGTAATCTAGTGAAAGTAGTTGTACTTATTTGGTCTGCTTCTCTCCTAACCTTTAGTTACGTTAGACTTCCCAACGGTCAAAAGATTCTTGATTTTGATCCTACCTTTATTGCTTCAGTCTTTTCTGGTTCTTTAGCTGCGTTTGGACTTTCTCCTGCTAAGAATGGAGGAAATGCCAACGGAAATGCCAACAAAGCAGTTAATGCCAAGAAAGAAGAACCACCAGTAGAGTCCGCAATCGAACCTAAAAAATCATGACTTCCTCATTTAAGTGGTTTACTATTACTATTGGTGGCATTGCTGCTATTGCACATATTGGTGTTCTTGGGCATTTAATGAAAGCAACAGATAGTATTAAACATCCGATTATCAATATTCCAGAAGGAAAATATTCTTCTTATGAAGTTGATGTTAAAAAGGATGGATATAGTGTAAGATACAGAGCAAACGATCCTAAAGTTCTTTCTTCGGAAAGATCTCTTGGTGTAGATAAGAATAAGAAAGGATGGTTTGGTGGTGGATCTGAAAAAAGAAATGAGTATCGTCGTGATGAATATACTGCCGAGGGATATAGAAATATGCAGGGAGGTAGTTTAAGTGAGGGAAAGTCCGATGCGAAAAACGTAGAGTGCATCGTGGCGGACGCTGGAGCACGGAGTCAAGGTGCGATGGCAGGAACTAGTATTGCTGCAGGCGCTCTTGTTCCTGCTGTAATTAATATTCCATATGTCGGATGGTTAGCTGCAGGTTGGATGACTTTATTGGGACAACGTGTTGGTTCTGAAGTTGGAAGTCAAGTTGGACAAGTATTTAATGATTGTTAAAAAGAATTATGAAACTCTGGATGCTTGGTAATCGTCTCACTACTGAGATGTATGAACGTGAAAGATTTATTGATGAAGCAGATAAATATGGTATCGATTTTTCTTTAGTCTTCGCAGACGAAATCGATCTTATCGTTTCCCGAGATGACCGCAAATCTATTCGATATCGTAATGATATTGTCAGTCTCCCTGACAGTTTACTTGCTCGTACTGGGTCTGGTACTGGGTATTTTAATCTCAGTGTTCTCAGACAGTTTGAACGATTAAATGTATTAACATTGCCAAATTCACAGGCAATAGAGGCATCAAAGGATAAGATGTATGCTAACCAGATTATGGCACAAGCAGGACTTCCTATCCCTAAGACGATGCTGACTCGATTTCCTTGTGGGGCAGAGTTAGTTGAGAAGCAAGTGGGATTCCCCTGTGTTCTGAAAGTAGTCACAGGATCTCACGGTGCTGGCGTGTATCTCTGCGAAAATGCAAAACAATTTGAAGATCTTTCTGAACTGATTTCGAGTCTAGATAGTAAGACAAGTATGATAATTCAAGAATATATTTCCTCTTCAAGGGGAAGAGATTTAAGAGTTATTGTAATTGGTGGTAGAGTTGTTGGTGCTATGCAACGCAAGTCTACTGACGGTTCATTTAAAGCCAATATTTCCCGTGGAGGTCAAGGGGAAGCATACGATGTTGATGATGAATTGGAAATGCTTAGCATTCAGGTTGCAAAAGTTCTTGATCTTGATATTGCTGGTGTTGATCTTTTATTTGCTGGCGACGGATACCGAGTCTGCGAAGCAAACTCCGCACCGGGATTCCAAGGATTTGAAAAAGCATTAGGAATAAACATTCCTCAGAAAATATTTGATTATGCAAAAATGAGATCATCATAACCTATATACTTGGTATAGCATATATGGAGATGTGCGATGGGAGCAATGGTTCCACCGAGTCGGAAGAGTTGCTATAACTTCCGAGTCGTAGAAATCAATAGAGTTCTTGATGGTGACACGATTGATGTCACGATTGACTTGGGATTTGATCTTTACAAAAAAGAAAGAGTTAGAGTCGCAGGAGTCGATACACCAGAGAAACGCACCAAAGATGATGAAGAAAAGGAGTTGGGAATTGACGCAACAAACTGGCTCAAAGAAAAACTGGAAGGTGCTATTTCTGGTGACGATGATCTTGTTATCCGCACTGAACTTGTTGGTGGCGTTGGGAAATATGGGCGTCTTCTTGGCTGGTTATACATTGGGGACTCAGATGTGTCCCTCAACGAAGCAATGATTGCTGAAGGATACGCATTTCCTTATGATGGCGGCACAAAGGTGAAAGATTTTGAGCAGTTAAGAGAAATCCGCAGACAGCACGGTACTTTAGTATGACTACAACTAGAAGAAAGAGTAAAGATGCTGAAGAAAAGTTCTTCCTTTATGTTGCATTCCATTCAGTATTCACCGCAATAGCAAACTTATTCAGAGATGACGACTGAACCAAAGTTTGAGTATAAGTTCGAACACCAATGGGGTGGAGAGGATACTTGGTATACTAAGAGTAAGAGATGGGCAAATAAACAAAAGTTTCCTATCAATCATCTTGCTCTTGGTTTTATTGAGTGGTTATGGAATCATTGGGTTGATGGTAAAGTCAAAATGACTATGGCTGATATTGATAAACAAGTTAAACATATTGGTGAAATATGGGATGAAGAAGATAAGAAAAATAATGAACCCATAATAAAATCAGAACCATCAGAAGTAGAAGGACTAGATATTATAGAAATCAAGAGTCCGTGGAATAATAATGGAAATACCTGATATTATTACTGGAAATATACAGATAAGAAAACTTGAAATCCCTCCAGTAGTTGATGTCTTTAATACAACTTCATTATCATTACCCACTGCACCACCAGTAACAGTAAATATTGGTGTACCTATCGTGGATGTTCCTGGTTGTGTCGAAGCTCACGAAGCAAAAAACGGATCCAAAACACTCCCCACTGATGACGAAAGAGGACTGGTTACGTATTGTGACTCTGGCGTTCCCAGTTTTAATCCTCCTACTTATGAACCTGAACAGGTAATCCCGACTCGTCCTGCTGGGATTCCAAAAACAGAGACACCAGAGAAACCTAAAGCTCCTGCTTCTCCTGAGTTACCGATACCTAAAGCTCCTGCTGCCACTGCTTCTATTCAGTGCCCCACAGCAGCACAGGCAGCAAAGGAACCTGTCGGAACATATATTGAAGGATTCCGAAAGAAAGTAACAGAGTATAAACTTGTAGGAAACGAGTGTGTTCAGATCACAGAGAAGGTTCCTATTCCAGAGCAGATTGTTGCTGGACTTCCTCCTGCAGGGGTGGTAACTACAACTGCTACGATTGCTGTGGTAGCAACAGCATCAGCACTGATGGCAAAACCGTTAGCAGATATTTTATTAAAGGTAGTCAAACCAACGGTTAAAAAAGTGATGAAGAAGATTGCTAAGATTAGAGGTAAGACACCTAAGGTACTGTCCACTGCCGAGAGAATAAATGAGCAACGGGACCGAAACCGTGCTATAATGACATTGAGACAAACGCTCAAGCCCAAATGACCTACGACGCAACTGTTCAATTCAAATTTGATGCTACTTACACTCACGATTACACTCGTGGATTTGCATCTCATCTTGGTGATGAGGACTTCCTCCCTGAAGAGCATTTCCTGATCACTGCTCCTGCTGCTGATCTTAACTGTAAGCAGTATTTCAAACTGTTTGAGAAGTTCATGCTCTGTGTGGGTATGTGCCCCAGTTCTATTCGTTCTGGTGCTATGTCGTTGGTCTTCAATGATATGGTGCTTGAAGAAGAGCAGCGCAAAGTTTGTGCTGAATATGAACTGACTATGGATGAAGATCTGGAGAAGAAATACCAGGACTTCAAACAGCGCGATGAAGAATGGGCACGACTGAAGCCTGGTCCTATGGGCACTGTTCCTGATGATGTCTGGGAAATTACTGATCCTCACGGCACTATTGTAACGAATGGTGATACCAGCAATCATCCCTCTTGGGAGGATCGTTATTGGTCACTCTATCGTCGTTTTCAGAAGTTTACTCGATTCACTGATGAAGAATTGAATTGGATGGCAGAGAATCACAAGAGTATTCACGCAGCTCCTGGTTCTTATCGTAAACTATATCAAGAAAATCTGGATCTGAAAGCAAAACTTTCACGACTTGAAAATCCTGATGCTCCAAGTTATACTGATGAAGAGATTGATGCGATGTCTTATGAAGACGAATGGGAAAATGATAAGTATGTTGGTAAAATTCACGATGATGGAGTGTCCTGATGTATTATAAATCTGTTGTGACTGAGGAGGAATGAACCATCGGAATGTTTGATTATTTTAGATCTTCATATGATCTAACATCACAATTCACTAATGTTCCTTGTCATACAAAAGACATCGAAGAATACGGAATTGGTGGCACAATGACATATTTTTATCTTGATCCTGCTGGATATTTGTGGTGTCCTGATTATACTGGAACATCTACATTTAAAGAACTCAAAGAAGGTGATGAGGGTTATCACGAAGTAGCATTGTTTAACTTCCGTTGGATACCGACAGGTAAAAGAGGAAAATATCGAGTTCATCCTATTACTAAATACATCACCATTTACCCAGAACAATGGGAAGGGAGTTGGGAAACTTGGCCTGATTGCCGTATTCATTTTAAAGATGGCAAACTACAAGACTTTGAAATTTTAACTAAAGGAGACCGACAATGATGTTTGATGAACCACTGTTAAATTCATTACAAGGAACAATGGCAACAATTGATCCAATGAAAATCAAAAAAGAAGAAA